AATTTTATAATCTCTTTGTATTATTGGTAATTTATTTGATAAAACACCTAAGACATCAAATGGATTTAATTTTGGGTTTACAGAAATACCACCACTATCCGGTGCAATCGTAGAATTAGTTAATGTTGACTTACCTAATGTTTGTTGTAATAACTCAAAAGCAACTCTCGCTTTAAATTCTTTTTGTAATCGTTTCGCACCTATTTGTGCTAACGATGAGTCTTGACTTAACTTACCATCACTACCACTAATATTTTCAACCTTATCCGTTGTTAATATGGAAATCGGCAAATAGTCAGAAGGAATGAAAGCGAACGTTGTGTCACTTAACAAGTAAGGACTATTAATTGTTTCGGTGGTTAGGTCGTCTATTGTTAAATCTTCATACCCACCCTCACCATTATTGTATTTATTTTTTGCATAAACCAAACTTTGTGATTCTTGTGTTGATCTACCAGGTATTGATGTTTCATATATAAACTCACCCTTACTTGGTTTTTGTTGTATATTATCATTTGGTGTTACCTCTGTTGGGTTATTTGGTTGATAAACATTATTTAGTAAAATAACTAAATTTTGTTCTCCTAATATTTGTAATTCACTATTAAATCCTGAACTTTCGTTTGGAATATACTCTCCGTAATTTGAACCTAATGAGTACTCATCGTTGATCGGTACAACACCACCATAAGATTTACTACCTCTAATTGCCGGTCCGTACTTGTTTTTAGTGTATAATATAATCTCTTGTTTTTGACCGTCAGTCTCTAATAAACTGCCTTGAGCGTCTTTTTGGTTTCTATATTCTCCTGTATTTGTTCCTAAAGTTTTTAGTTCAAATTCAACCGAATCACCGTATTGTCCCCCTTGTTTTTCAGGTCCGTATTTGTTTAATACTCTTAAAAACCTCTCTAACTCATTTCCTTTAGTTTCTAAATTACTCCGAATACTATCAGTATAACCGTAGTTTCCTTCATTGGCCTTTGTTTGGAAATTTAAATTGGGTGTTATTGTTGTTTTACTTTGTTGACCTTCCGGACCATATTGGTTTTGAACCATTAATTCTATTTCTTTATTTTTTCCAAAATTTTCAAGTGTGGAAAAAAATGTTTTAGAATATTCATAAACACCATTATTGGTTTGTGTTCCTTTATTAACATTAATACTAACCATATTACCAAATCCATCGGTTTCTGGTGTGTATTTATTTTGACCTATTAATGTGTTCTCAATTAGTTTAGCGGTGTTATCTAACGGTGTAGTATCAATAACTGAATAATCAACTAATGAGAATTCTTTGTTTGTTGTTTTTTCTGCAGGACTATAAAACCCATCAACTTTATAAGGTTTAAGGTTTTTTAATAATAGTTTTTTTCTAAAATTTTCTGTCGAATCAAATGATAACGGACTTTCCATTTAGTATTTTATATATAAATAGGTATTGTATAGATTTTTTATAATCACTTACCCTTTTCAGCCATAATTTTAGGCATATTCTTTATTGTATTTACGACCTTAGTTTTTAGTTCTTCAGTAAATGTTCTATCTTTCATTAACGCATCTGAAAGAGTTCCACTAGTATTAACGTTAATGTTCACATTGATGTCTCCAGACGCTTCAACTTTTTGGGTTTCTACTATTTCTTGTTTTATGTTTTTTTGTTGGATTGCAGTTTCAATAGGGTTACCCATTTCCATTTTTGGTGGATTAAACGTTGTTGGTAGGTTTGATGTAAAATCTTGGACCCCTAAGAATATATTTTTTAAAAAATCTAATTTTTTTAATAGGTTTGGAGCAAAAACAGCCTCATCTTCAGGAATAAAATTAAACATTTCTCCTTTACCTAAACTTAAAACTTTGTTTCCTGTTGAGAATGCAGCGTCTGTTTTTTCGTATGTCTTGTTAATATTCTTTATTGGGTCTTTTTGTTTTAATTTTTGTTCGTTTTTTATATTTATCATTTCCTCTTCAGTAAATAATCTAGTTTGAGATCCCTTATTGGCATCATCATAAATTTCGTTAATTCCGGTCATACCCAATTGGGCTCCTTGTTGCGCATTTCCTTTGAGGTTGGTGGACATCTTATCAATACCTTTTTCAAAATTACTAATAATATCACTTCTTTGTTCTTTACTTAAACTTAATATTAAAGTGTCCCTAATAATTCTTGCATCTTTATTTAAAGTTTCTTGTAATGTAAGTCCTTTTTCAGCTATTTGCCTATCAGACATATCCGCAGTTTTTTGATAACTTTCTAACGCCTGTTGTAATAATTCTGGAGATTTTACCATTGCCGATTCTAAATCGTCAGTTTTAAATCCAGGTATGTCTAAAATCATTTTTCCACCTTTAAATTCAGTTAAAGACGCTAATAAATCTTTTGATTCTTTTTTCATACCTTCACCAAAACCAGTCTCAGATACGGCATTCATTACCTCCTGAGCCTTTTTCGCTTCTCTACCTATTTTAGTGTACTGCTCCAATGTTTTACCAAATACATCAGCCTGTTCTTTTAATTTCATTTTTGATAATGGATCAATGTCTATTTCGCCAGTTTCTTTATTTATTTTAAATGCGTTAGCCGATAGTTTAATCATTTCATCTTGCAATGCCTCAACGTCATTCATACCCATATTCATTAATTTAAACGGGTTACCTAAATTACCTATCGCTCCACCTAACATTTGTAATTTAGATGCCGCTTCAATGGCTTTTTCTGGATCCCAAAAATCTTGAGCCTTACTTAATGCGCCAATGTCGTCAACCGATGTTCTTAAAAGTTGTGCTTGTGTTGACATTTTAACTAAACCCTCAACACCATTTTTAAATCCATATGAATCTATTTTTGATAAACTACCTTGTACCTCAGTTAAAAGGGCCTTACTGCTAAGACCTGATAGTCTTGCAGTCCTTGAGATGTCTTGCATTCTCTCAACACTTTTTATTTGAGATCCCTCAAGTCTTATAAACTCAGAAGTCATTTTACCTAACTCTTTTGATGTAAGTCCAGTCGTTTTTTCCATAGCAACAAGACTACTTGCAAATGTTTCACCATTTTTGGTCATATCACTAGTCATAAAAACAACCTTATTCATACCCTCAGAAAATCCACCAACGGCCTCCGTAATGTCTTCAAAGGTTCCTCCAAGTTCTAATGTTTGTTTGTATGATTTAAATAATTGCTCCCTAAAGTTACTAGCCTCAAAAACCATTCCACTAGACATAGTTCTTTGTAATTCCTTGGCCTTGTTTTCCATTTCAGTGATCCCTCTTATTGTTGTTTCAGGATCAATTAACTTGTTAAGGGAGTTTTTTAGTGTTACTAAACTATCGGCGATATTCAAACCTTTAGTAGACCATTCCTCTTCGGGACCAGTAGCTGTAAATAACCACATCATAATTCTTTATTTGATAAATAGTTATTCATTCTTTTTTTCGTATTCTTTCGTTAGTTTATTCATAAAGAACTTCCTTTCATAGACAGGCATAACCATTAGGTCGGAGTATGAAAATCCACCAAATTTTACAAGATAGTAAAATTCATCTAAAATATATTGTTTAACTTCAGAAGAAAGGCCGAAAAAACTCCACCCCAAAGGCAACATTCACTGTTACTTCTTCTCCAGACGGGGCGATTACTTTCCTTTGTAAATCCATTTTAGGTTCACATTCGTTTATGAATTTTCTAAGATCTTTAGAATCCGAAATCGGCATATTAGTGATAAACGTACCTATCATACCTTTATCAGAGTTTCCGTCTATTTCCATAATTTGTGTCTCTAAACGTTTTGTTACAACAGGAGAGACCATTCCTTTAGGATAACTTTCAAGTAGAGACTCAATTTTCTTATCGTCTCCAATATTTAATAATTTAAATTTAACGATTTTTTTTGATTTTGGTAACTCGTAAGTAAATAACCCGTTATCGTCCGGTTGTTGTGTAAGTGGTAGGTATGATACCTCGTCTAATAATATGGTTATATCAAAATATTTGTTTGTTGCCGGATCATTAACACTAAAACCATATTCAGGCCCAAAAGCCGTATTCCTTAAAAACATTAGAATCGCTTGAACATCAACCATTAGTAGTTGGTCAATATTAAATCCCGGTTCATAAATTTTGTTTCTTAGTAACGCATTTACAATACCGTCTTTGGTTGCATTTGGTGACATTAATAAGTTTTCGTCGTTTGCAGTTAAATAACCAACTTTAAGTGATTCTTTTTTTGGTGTGTAGAATATTCCTTTTGAGGGTAGTTTAACAACGTCGTGTGGCAAATTTAAATTTTGTTGCCCATATTCCATTGATTGATCCATAGTTTTTTATTTTAAATATAATTTAGATCCACTTTATGTAAATAAAAAACCCACCTATTAAAGATGGGTTTAAAAAAATATATGAAAAGGTATTTTAGTAAACTAAAATACAACGGTCTGGTTGTAAACCAATTTCAACAGTTGCAAGATCTTCAGTTGTGTAACCAACAGAACCAAAGTTTGCTTTAGTGATTAAACATCCTTGTAATATCCATTTTTCAACCGCAACTCCCGTTGGGTCTAACATTTCTAAATCAACGTCTTTTTTATACCCTGCAGCATAACCCATACGTCCTGTTACCGATTCTGCATGTAAACGAACCCATTCCATAACCGCCTGAGCAGCTGAAGGTCCGATTGGGTCACGTAACTTAACGGTTATCTCATTCCACTTAAATGAACTTGAGACATACGTTTCAGTGTTTAAAAATTTAATCTCTTTTTTTGCGATATCTATTTGTGGTCTTGACGCACTTTCAACATACCAAGAGTTGATACCCAAACTAGATGGGAAAGTAATTATAAACCTATTGGTTCTTTTAGGTTCATACTGAAAAGGCATTTTCATTAGTAAATCAGCCATGTTCTATTTTTTAATTTGTTTTATTTATTATATAAATATTGTCTTGTTTATTTTTTTCTATTTACTTTCGTATACAAATAAAATATTCTTATAATATATCCAGTTATTATAGTTCTTTTTTAATATTTCCTTTAGTTAAATATGTTTTTACTGGACTTTTTTCATATTCACTATCTAAAAATTCTTTCATCTTATCTATATTTCTTGGGTCATCATCTGAAAATCCGATTGTTGGTATAATTTCTTGGTTATTCACATCATTCTTAAAGAAAGCATTTTTACCAATAACTTGGGCCATTTCTTTACAATAACTAATAAAACTTCTCATTGCTTTTATCTTACCTTCTTCAGGGTTGGAAGCATTACCTTCTCCAAAAGAAACAGGTTCAAATCGACACCTATCTAAATATTCATTGATGAGGTCTTTATCTGTGAAGTTTAATTCAAATGATTCATCTAATTGTTCTTCCTCACTAAAGTGACTATATCTTTTTAAGTTTTCAACCAACGTGTTTTTATTTAACCCATTGTGATTTGATATAATGTAATTATATGTCGCCTCTTTTAAGGTTTCAGGGTTATGTCCCCTTGCAGTTATAATAGCAAATATAGATCCACCATTAACACACTCAATAAAATCGTTCCAAGAAGGACCAGGAGACGCTACCATTGCATCTATAATAAATCTTTTATCACCTTTGGTTCCAAAATTTCTATATGGGTCAGGAGCATATCCAACAATTGTGGTTCCTTTATAATTAAAAGGTTCGACACCAATTTGATGTCTATGTTCAGCAAAATCTTCTGTGGACATTCCAACCTCTTGTTCATTTTCGGTCATCACGATTATTTGTGTTGGCATAAAAACAATATTGTCGTCCCAATCAAACGCATAATATTTTGTATCCGGATTCCCTTGTTCATCAAACCCCTCAAATAAATTACGTTTTTTTACAAAATTATATACGTGTCTTTTAATGTCCATTATTTTGTAGTTTTTCTAAAATTTTCTCTAATTGACTTTCAGTTATAACAATGTTTTGTTTTTTGTTAGAATATGTTTTATACCCTTTAAGGTCGTTACCAACCGATTCCCTAATAATTTTTTTTTCTATTTTCATTGTCTTTATTTTATAAATATATAAATGGGGAATATTTCTACTCCCCATTAATTTTATTTTTTATTTATACATCATCGAAAGATGCTCCAGTAGGTGTAATAACAAACTCGATATCGATATACTCTAACGCTCTTGTAGGTTTTAAGAAAATCTTACCTGTTAAAGTGTTTGAATCTAAATCTTCAGGAGTGTTTGATACCGTCACACGGAAATCAATTAAACCACGATCTCTTCTTATTGAATCTAAGATTGGGTTAACTGAATCTAAGAATTGTTGTCTTACTTTATCGTCGTTTTGTTCAAACAATAACCTAACCGCTACCGCTGAAATCAACTTACGAGCTTGTAGTAATAAACGTCTTACGTTGATTCTGTCAAGTGCTGACTCTCTAACTTGTAATGTTTTATTACCCCAAATTACAGTACCAACATCAGAGAAAGTCGCAATTGGATTAATTCTACCTTTATAAAGTGTGTCTCTATCTTCTTGTGTTAATTTTTTACGTGCTCTAATAGCATTTACAAGACCTCTTGTGTAACCCGCAGATGCGAACCAAGGAAATGCGATATTATCAGTTAACGCCAAGTTTTTAGTTACCTCTGCAGTTGCTGGAATATAAATTTGTGTATTGTTTACACTATCTCTTGTTAATACCCAAGGGTAGTAAGTGGCGGTATAGTTAGAATCAATACCTGTATTCTCTAAATTATCCACAACCTCTTGGGGGTAAATAAGCCCCTCCTCAATATCAGTGTAAGATGGTAAGAATAGGTTAAAGTCTGGTGTCGTACAAATATATATTGAATCTGCTCTATCTGATTCGATCATATCAATAGCATCCTCAACTAAGTTAGAGTTATTTACATAATCAATACCCGGTGTTGTAAATATATTGATGTTAACCGATTCAGGATTTGCGAATGTTGATTGTCCCCATTTGTATGCGTAATAGTCAGTATTTGCCCAAGTCTCTTGGTTTGGTCCTGAAATTTGTTTAAACGCTCCCCATCCTGATGCTGTCGGGTAAGATACTGATGATGCTGCTCCGAATTTAAATCCTGATTGACCTAATGCGAACGTATCTCCATTAGTTCTACTTTCACGATAAATGTCCCAACCGTCAAAACCACCATATGCTAATACTGTAAATTTACGAGTATTTAATCTGTAGTATGGGTTATCGATATCGGTAGGTTCAGAACTAAATGATCCTGTACCAACCTCAAATGCTGCCGTTGTAGCGGATGTTAATACGTTAAGTTTGGTTACGACCGTTGCCCCACTATCCATATGGAAACCTTTTGTTGTGTAAGCCCAAGGAGTACCAACAGTATCAGTAGCTAAGTTAGCTGGTATTTGTTTTCCTTTATATTCGTAAAAATCGTAATCAATACCGGTAATATTTGATATCCCTAAATACGCCTTTCTTGGGTTTTCACCATTTGATATTACTGGATTATCTCCACCTGACGAAGATCCGAACGGTGGGTTATAAATAACTTCACCCGCTTGTAAATATTTTGTTTTATATACTACAAATGGTGGTGTTGATTGTGCGTACTCTCTTGAGATGTAACCTTCAAACCCACAAGGTAATGCGTCTGATGGTGCTTCTGAACTCATATCTAACATTACATATTTAGATTTAACTTCATATTCACCGTTAGATGTACCTATTTTGTTAGCCACATAGTTAGTTTGATTTGGATCCATAGAACAATTAGTGAAACTTTCAACAACCCTTACATTTTGATCGTTATCATAGAAATCTCTAATGAATACATCAAAAGTACCGTTAGCAAATGAAATATTTCCAATGGACATTTTAACAAGTCTATTTGCTGCGTTACCATCGGAGATTAATTTAAATTTGAATAATTTAAAAACTTTATTACCTCTTAATTCTGAAACCATATATGGTGTTTCAGGTGTTTGATATTGTTCTAAGTAAAATGCGATTGAATCACGGTAATCTTGAATATTTGAATCGTCTGTAACACCAGGAAGGTCAATCAACGTTCCGTAAATACCTCTGATTTTTCCACCATTATAACCTGTAGTTAATAGACTAGAGTATGTCTCCTCAACAAATAAAGGAACTTCATTTCTGTCTTTACCAAAGTTAGATCTTCCAAATACTTTAGAAATATATTGAGAGTCTGTAGATGCTAATGACGTTTCAAAACTAAATGTATCTCCATCAGTTGTAATACCTGAAATAACAAATGTTTCAAACGGATTAGTAGATACTCCAGAATACGTTCCTGTTGTAATAATATTAACCCCTGTTGTTGCACTAACTTGAAAATTAGGTCCGTGTTGAGAACTTGAGTACGATGTAATACCTCTTGATCTTAATGTTGATACGACCATATTATCATATTCAGAATAAGTTGCTCCTGAATAATTTGTAAGATAAACCGCCATAGATCCAGAATAAACACCACCACCTATACTTGAAATTGTTTTTAGTACTGAACCAAAACCATAACCGTTATAGTAACTGTTAAGTCCTGATTTCTTGTAATCAAACAATGAATAATACCAAGGATCATTTTCGTATGAAGATAGCGTATTGTTTGCAAATATTACATTATCAACTCCAAATGTTTCTGTGTATGCGGTTGCACCACCAGCAGTAATTGAGGCTCCTGTAACCGCACTGTAAGTAGGTGTATTTACAGACCCCCAAAAATATGCGGTTCTACCTGTTAATGCGGATGCCGTAGAATAACGATTAACCTCTGACGAAATATAAGATTGAAAATCAGACTTTAATGTAGATGTACCACCATTTGCCGTTGTATACGTACTGTAAAAATCCGCAGATAATGACGCTGACGGTGAAGTGATTGTAATGTTAGCACTTGATCCTGTTGTTCCCGTAAAGAATACAAATGAAACTGACGATGGTGTAGTACCAGTAATTGCAAGTGTACTTGAATTTAAATTACCCATAGTCACAACAGACCAAGACGGTCCAGCATCATAACCTGATAACCCAAGTATTCTTGTAACGAATAATTGATTTGATTGTTGTAAGTATGATTTAGCAATATATGCAGTTTCATATTTAGGGATTTGTGTGTTTACAAATTTTTCAGGACTTGTTCCTCCAAAATATACTTGGAACTCATCAAAATTTGTAATGAAAATAGGTTCAAAAGCGGGACCTTGTAGGGTCTCACCAGCTAAACCTAAAGTAGTTACACCAACACTTTGTGCAACAAAAGTTAAGTCCCTTTCTGAGGTGTATACCCCCGGAGAAACGAATACTTTAGTAGTAGATGCCATTTTTTCTATTTAATTAAAGATTTATTTTTTTATATAAATACATTTAAAAACAGCAAAAAACTGACCAAAAAAATAATAAATATAGGTAAGTATGAAAAAATTCTACCTTTTTTCTACCTATAAAAATATTTATTAATATGAAAAAAATTAAAAATATAAAGATTTCAGAAGAATCTCATAATATATTAAAAACATACTGTGAGGAAAATGGTTTAAAACTTTATAAGTTTTTGGAAAATCTTATAAAAAAGACGTGTGTTAAAGAAAAAGATATCTACGGTGAATAATTAAACCAAAACCGCCTTAGTTTTTATAACCGCATTCTGTGTTATATTATCTTTATAAACGATAATTTTTAAAGTATCCCCATCGGTAATTTGTATTTTTGGAACATTATCGCCTAAATAATTATTATTAATAAAAACCGAATAACTTGACGCGCAAGATACCCCTTGACTAAATGTTCCACCAGTCGCATTACTAAAAGATGGTAAAGTTGAGGATTTAACACATATATTACCCGAACCACCAATGTTTGTTGATATTGTGGTTGTCGTACCACTACAATTAATATAAGTTAAAGTATTATTTGTTATTGATGAATAAGTTGCTTGATAACAATTAATTAAATTAGTGGTTTCGTTAATCGTTACATCTGCCGTATATCTGAAAACCTCATTAAGTTGGGTAACACCTGATACAAATAATAAATCTAAATCAAAACTGTCAGGTCTTGGAGGTTCTATTTTTACCCTACGATTTGACTTTTTTGTTTCAAATTCAAATAATGTTATCTGTCTACTAATTGCTGGTGACACTTGAAATTCTTCCTCGTCAATTAATAGTCCCTTTAATGTTATCTTATAACTTTGTATATAATACTTTCTTTTTTCAATGTCCTTTACCGATTCGTCCGTTGGATCCTCTAATGTAATCGGCATATAATGTCCTTTAATTTGTGTGTAAGCTTGTTTTGATGTGAATTTTTGCATCATAATTTTATTAAACTCATTTACCTCTCTCATCCTATTACAAAAGATTTTAATAGTATAGGTAATATCTACAGGAACAGGTTGTGGTATTGTATATACATCCGCACCTTTTCTTTGACCATCCCACGTAGGAACCGTATAATAAAAAAATCGTAATCTTTCGGGTATGTTTGCCGCACCTCCTTGAAATTTTCCGTATTTAACTTCGGGTTGTCTAACGGTAATAATAAAAGGTAGTGATACGTTTTTATCTAAGTCTTGAAAATCCCAAGTCTCCGTAAATTGTGACCACCCCTGCGTTGTTATGATTTTATCCACAGTGGGAACCAATTTTCCATCAACAACCAATTTAATATCATTTTTAACAAAATCTAATATACCTCTATCCATATCAGCGTGCAACACACCTTTAGGTAGGTACGTCCCATCATTAGTGATGTCGTCCAACATTTCTTGTCTTCTTTCAACCCCAACCTTTTGAGGAATAAGGGGTAAATGTTTTTTAATCTTTTTTGGTAATGCCATTTTTATAATCCGTTAAATTCATCGTTTGTTACTGGCGACGCAATTATTGTTCTATAATATTTTTTATATCCACCGTAAGCGTGTTTATTATCTGAAGTAACCCTACCGTCGTTAACTACGGTATAATATCTAACCCTATCTTCGGTTTCATAATAAGCCAAATAATCTCCTGAAGAAATATCAATCACCAATTGATCTAAGTATGTTTGATAAACACTAAAGGTCATATTCCCCGGCTCAATCTGTGATAATTTAGAAGAACCAAGATCTGAGTTTGTTGGAGCATCAATTTTAACCAAACCTTTTATTTCTATCGGTGTTAAAAACTGTATACCACTACTTAACGCTTCTCCATATACGTCATCAGTGTTGGTCTTTTGTCTGTCCACTCTGTATAATACGACAGTAAAATTCATATCACCTAACTGCCATTCCATGCCCATCTCAATTTCTAAATTGAAATCTTCTTCAGAAAAAAACTTGTTTAACCTTGTAATCGGGACCTTATTCTGTGCCATATCTATAAATACATTGATTGATTATTTATTATTGTTTACTATTTTTATTTATATTATTATGGAAGAATTAATTTCAAGAACGCCCGAAACACGGTCACTTCAATTACTTGACGAATATGAAGGATCAAATAACTACATCTTAAATTTAAAACACAAAAAACAAAATAGTAAATCGTTTACACCTACCAGGTCTCAAGCGGAGTACATTATAAATTTTCACGGTCGTACACCAAAGGTTGCAAAAAAATGGGTCAAACTCGATTCGTATTTTGGTAAAAAAATGATGGAAGAAAAAATGTATACCAAAGAACCAACAGAGATTTATGTTGAGAAACTTTTGGTTGAGAAAGATAAATCATACCATATATGGGGTAAGATATTTAGTGGTGAAACTGTTCACGATTTTTGGATACCAAAAACTGCTATCATTAAAGACAATGAAGTTAAAAATATTGTTGTCGATTATACAAAATACGACTCAAGACCACCAATGAATCACCAAAAAGAGGCGATTCAAAAGTTAGTAGGTAATAAAAAGTTTATTTTGGCGGACGATATGGGTTTGGCAAAAACAGGTTCATCAGTAATAGCTTCATTAGAATCAGGAGCAAAAAAGATTTTAGTAATTTGTCCCGCATCATTAAAAATAAATTGGCAAAGAGAGATTAACATATATAGTAACCGTAGTGTTTATATTGCTGAAGGTAAAAAAATAGAAACTAATCACGATTATGTGATTGTTAATTATGATATTTTAAAAAACTTCCATGACATAAAAAATAAAGAAAATTCTGATATTTTAAAAGCCAATTTTGATCTTTTAATTGCTGACGAATGTTTTTCTTACGACACTAAAATAACAACAAATAAGGGTGAAATCAAAATTGGTGATATTGTTGAAAAAAA